GTGCGTGACAATGCAGAAGTGTCCGGAGATGCAGAGGTGCGTGACAATGCAGAAGTGTCCGGAAATGCAAAGGTGCGTGGCAATGCAGAGGTTTCCGGAGATGCATGGGTGCGCGGCAATGCAGAGGTTTCCGGCAATGCAGAGGTTTCCGGAGATGCAGAGGTGCGTGACAATACAGAAGTGTCCGGAAATGCAAAGGTGCGTGGCAATGCAGAAGTGTATGGAAATGCAAAGGTGCGCGGCAATGCAGAGGTTTCCGGAGATGCATGGGTGCGTGACAATGCAGAGGTTTCCGGCAATGCAGAGGTTTCCGGAGATGCATGGGTGCATGACAATACAGAAGTGTCCGGAAATGCAGAGGTGCGTGGCAATGCAGAAGTGTATGGAAATGCAAAGGTGCGCGGCAATGCAGAGGTTTCCGGCAATGCAGAGGTTTCCGGAGATGCAGAGGTGCGTGACAATGCAGATTATACATTAGTACAGGGATTCGGGACAAAATTCCGCTGCACAACTTTTTACAGGGGCAAAAATAAAAAAATAATGGTTAATTGTGGGTGCTTCCATGGAGATTTAGAAGGATTTAGAAAACAGGTAAAAGAAACACGAAGCGGAAAAATAGCAAAAGAATACCTAATGATTGCTGATTTAATGGAATATCATTTCACAAGCGAGGATTCTAGCGATGAATAGCGTACTACAAACTAAAAAAGAGTGTTTTTTCTGCAAAACAACCCAAAATTTACATAGGCATCATGTCTTATATGGCAGTAGCAACAGAAAACAAGCCGAAAAGTATGGTTTTACAGTTTATTTGTGCCTGAATCACCATACCAACGGTGGTGAGGAGGTACATCGTAATCCCAACGGACCGCTAGACAGGTATCTCAAAGAACTAGCACAGAAGTACTGGGAGGAGAACAACGGAACGAGGGAAGAATTTATCAAAACATTTGGGAGGAATTATCTGTGAATAAGTTTAGAAATAAAAAGATTTTTACGAAAGATGGGAAGTTTGATAGCAAAAGAGAAATGCATCGCTATTTAGAGCTGGCGGCGATGCAAGAAGCGGGGGAAATTACAGGATTAGAGCGACAGGCTAGATACATCCTTATAGGTAGCCAGAAGCGAGAGGATGGCACTACAGAACGCCCTATATCATACACAGCAGATTTCCGCTACACAGACAAGGAAGGGAAAATTGTTGTTGAGGATGTAAAATCCCCGCGCACAAGAAAAAATCCGGAATACATCATCAAGAGAAAGCTGATGCTTGAACGGTATGGCATCACGATCAGGGAGGTGGCGTAATGAAAAAAACAGGAGACTCAGAAGCAAGAAAAGCGGCGAAAATACTCAAGAAGTACTGCAACGAGCATAAATATTGCCGAAATTGCCTTTTTGCGGTAGGAAAGGAGGGCGCGGCTTGCCTGCTAGTAAATAAATTGCCGTTTGACTGGGTAAGATATTAAAGCTGGACACCCTCCGGGGTTAAGGATAGATACACATTACAGAAACACGTTAACGGTTCCATGAGGAGCTATATGCCATTGATTCCTCCGGATTTATTCCGGAGGGGAAAGGAAAGAAAATGAAAGTAGAAGAAATGCAAAACAGTGAAGTGGAAGACTATTTGTTAGAACATTTAGAAATAGGCACATTGTTTGGTAAATTAACAGAAACGGCGGATGAATTGTCCAAAGCCGCAACGATGCGTGCGACAATTATGGGATTTAACCCAACCCCAGCGGAAGTGTTAAAAGCAGAGGCTGCTTTACGTAAAAATATGGCAGAAGTTATATTGATTTGTGAAATACTAGCCTGCAACACAGACGCGTGGGACGATGTTAAAGACACACAAGAAGAAATAGCGAGAAAATGGGTTGAGTTAATGATGAAGGAGGAAGAGAAATAAAAATGACATACGGGCTGAAAGACGAAGATTTTGCTAAAATACAAAACAAAATAGCGAAAAAACTATATGAAATACCAAGCCTTGACCGAGCTGCATTCTTGGTGGAATGCACAGAGCAGGAACTAAGGGAAGCAATGAGCGAACTACGCAAAACACCCAAATCAAAAGGGAAAATTGAAGCCGTAGAAAGGGAGTTGAGAAAAAGAGGAAACAAAAACAAAAAAACAAAGTTTTTCCCAAACGACTTGGAGGAAAAGAGATTTGCGGGGGAATGGACGAAAGTGTGTGGAAGAATAAGGGGGAATGAAAGATGTTAGAGGACAAAGAAATTATGCTTATCCAGAACGAAGATGGAACATTTAGCGAATATGATGATAGCAATGACATTACTATTAGCTGCGAAAATGAAAAACAATGCGAGGAAGTGGTGGAACTACTGAAAAGACAGCTCAAACCAGTAAAACCGATTATCTTAGATGCATTAAATGGAGACATTGATTATGAATGTCCCTTGTGTGGAAGGCAAGTAATGGCGGATGCAGAAAGCAGGAATAAATACTGCGGCGAATGTGGCTGTAAATTTGATTGGAGCGAAATTGATACATGATCGGAGGCGTAAATGGACAGCAGCGCAACAAAAACAGACACCTACATGAGCATATCAGAAAAATTCATGCAAGGTAATATAAGCGAGGACGAATTTGTGGAGCAGTATAACCGATTGGTTGAGCAGGAAGCTGAAAAACACTGGGAACCAGTCGAACCACATGAGCATATTTAGAAAAGAGGTTTTTATGAGAGTAGCATTGATTGATGTAGACAGTCATAATTTCCCCAATCTTCCCTTAATGAAGTTATCGGCATATCATAAACAAATCGGAGATACGGTCGAATGGTATGATGCATTAACAGCATGGAGACAACCACCAGACAGGGTATATATGAGCAAAATTTTCACATTTACGGAAGATTATTTGCATCCAGTAAATGGAAAAGAGATTATTCGTAGCGGAACCGGTTATGATTATCCAACCGGCGGCCATCCATTGCCTGAAAAAATTGAACATATCTATCCGGACTACAGTCTTTATCCAGGTTGCATGTCCTTTATAACCTTCCTCAATCGCCTTGCTATCTATCCGGACTACAGTCTTTATCCAGGGCTATGTAAAGATACGGCTTATGGCTTTCTCACTAGGGGGTGCCCGCGTAATTGCGACTTTTGCATAGTTGGAAAAAAAGAGGGAAAAATAAGCCGAAAAGTAGCTAACTTATCCGAATTCTGGAACGGACAGAAAAATATCGTTCTTTTAGATCCAAATTTATTTGCTTGCCGAGACTGGAAAGATTTGAGCCAGCAACTGATTGATAGTAACGCATACATAAATTTTTCACAAGGCTGCGATATTCGAGTTATGACAGAGGAAAAAGTCGAATTTATCAAAAAAATGAAGATAAGACAAATACATTTCGCATGGGATAAATATGAGGACAGGGGAATGATTGTCCCGAAATTTGAAAAGTTTCAAAAAATGACAGGATGGACTAAAGGAAAAATGACAGTGTATGTCTTATGTGGTTTTAACACTACGCTCGAGCAAGACCTAGAACGAATATATACATTACGAGATCTGGGATATTCGCCCTATGTGATGATTTACAACAAGCACGAATTAAAAAAAAGAGATCCGTTGCGACGGTTACAACGGTGGGTGAATTTTAGAGCTATTTTTGCAGTTTGCAAACGATTCGAAGATTACAAAGGGTAAAAGCATGAAGACAAGAAAGGGAAAAAGAAGATAAGATTTATGCAGCAGTAATGATGATATTAGCGATGATTACGCGGAGGTAAGAAAAATGAGCAACCCCAAACACGACTGGTACGGACACGCAGTAAAGCAGGTAAAAAAATACCCAGACAAACTGATTGCAGAAAATACAGCTCAGTCAGCCCTATGGATGTACGCTATTAACAAGGCGATAAAACAGACAGAGGGTATGGACAACGGTGAGGACAGAATGAAAGCTGTACAGCTGGTGTATTTTGAGGATAGATACACGATAGCAGGGGCGGCGGATAAGCTTGGATATGCAGAAATGACTATACGCAGATGGCTTAGTGCTTTCGCCAATTTGGCTGGGAAATATGCGGGATATTAGAGAGGGGGAATTATTTTCCCCTCTTTTTTTATGTTTGTCTAACGTGGCTTAAAAGATGTCGTACAATACACTTGTACGGACGAGTACTGGTAACTTTTTGTGAGACATAACCTCCTCTATCTTTTTGTGGTAAAAGTGTAAACTCTCATCCGCGTAAAAGAGAGTACGCAAGACACCTATCCCACGGTGCCTTACGTTCCATACAGGTTGCGGGTCTACAAGTGTTTAGAGACCAGCCGTTTATTAGTCTTACCCCGGCGGCTGTTAAGGTGCAATTCCTTATACTTGTATCTAGTTGCGCTATGCAACTGGTGTAAACGATTTTTTTCATATTTTCTTTCATTTCATATAACCCCGTAAACAATCCATTACGGGGTTATGGTTGTATTTAGGAGGTGACCCCAAAATGGGATAAGTAAATACCAGGAGTGGCTGACCCAAGAAGGGTTGCTTAAGCTAGAGGGATGGGCACGAGATGGATGCACAGATAAAGAGATCGCAGCAAACATCGGTATTAACCCAGATACCTTATATACATGGAAGAAAAAATTTCCAATTTTAGCCGATACCTTAAAAAAGGGAAAAGATGTTGTGGATAGGCAGGTAGAAAAAAGCCTGTTACAACGGGCACTAGGGTACAGCTACGAGGAGACGAGCGAAAAGTACGAAGGTGGAGTAATGACGGAGCGAAAAGTAACAAAGAAGCATATTCCACCGGACACAACAGCACAGATATTTTGGTTGAAGAACAGAAAACCAGAACAGTGGCGTGATAAGCCGCAGTCAGAGAGTGCAAGCGACAAAGCACTGGCGAAAGCTATTGAAATCCTTGGGGGTGTCGATAGTGCCATTGACTAGCAAGCAGGCAGAATACCTGCAAGGCTGTAATCATCGTTGGAACGTAAAGACCGGAGCAACAGGCTCCGGGAAATCCTTTGTGGATTACGCAGTCGTAATTCCTCAACGCCTGACACACCTAAAAGGATTAGGGCTGGCTGTGATGTTGGGAAACACCAGAGGCACGCTACAACGTAACATACTTGACCCCATGCGAGAGATTTGGGGAGAAAAGCTAGTTGGTGAGATACGGAGCGACAACACAGTACAGCTATTTGGCAAAAAGGTATATGCACTAGGTGCTGACAACAAGAAGCACGTTGCAAGGATACAGGGGGCAACAATCGAGTACGCCTATGGCGATGAGGTGACGACGTGGAACCAAGAAGTTTTCGAGATGTTAAAATCTCGTCTCAGAACGTCGCACAGTCATTTTGATGGGACGTGCAACCCGGCGGGACCGAAACACTGGTTCAAAGGCTTTCTGGATTCCGATGCAGATATATTCCAGCAGGCGTACAACATACACGATGGCTGCCTGCCTCCGGCGGTAGTGGATGAGTTAATAAAAGAGTACTCCGGGACACACAGGTACCAACGCTACATACTAGGCAACTGGGCGGTGGCAGAAGGTCTTGTGTACGATATGTTTTCGGAGACAAGACACGTTTGCAAAGCAGAGACTAGCGGAGAGATAATTGTTAGCTCCGACTTTGGTATGCAGAACGCTACCGTATTCCTCGTCTGGCAGAAAAGAGTAGATACCGGTAACTGGCATTGCATAAAAGAGTACTACTATTCAGGCAGAGAGAACAACCGCATGAAGTCAGTCAGTGAGCTAGTAAAAGGACTAGAGGACACGCTAAACGGGCAGAAAGATGATTTAGTCATTGTTGACCCATCCGCTGCCGCTCTCATTGTGGAGCTACGCAGTAGAGGGCATAAGGTCAAAAAGGCGGATAACACTGTTAACGATGGGATAGCAGATGTTGAGACAATGCTGACACAAGACAAATTATCGTTTGACCCGTCTTGCACACACACGATTGAGGAATTTGGCATCTATGCATGGGACCCAACCGCGGCGGATAAGGGCAGGGACGCAGTTATCAAACAGTCAGACCACGCGATGGATGCTATCAGGTATCTTGTAAAAACATTAAAACTCGTCAAGCGCAGCCGAACAAGACAATACAAATCAATTCTAGGGTGATAATAATGTATCTATCATATCAAGATTTTGTTGCCGCAAAAGACAAAGGGCAATTTATAAATCAGTTTATAAAATTCCACGAGAGTACAGGAGCATATAAAGAGGCGTTAAAAGCAGATAAGTATGACGCACAGGAAAACGAAACTATTTTACAGTTTCAGCGTGTTTATTACACTCTGCTGGGTCAAAAAAAGATAGATAATTTTTCGTCTAACGCACAGATATGTTCTAATTTCTTTCACAAATTAAATACACAGCGTTGTTCGTACAGTCTAGGAAATGGCGTCTTTTTTAATGACATGAGTGTCAAGGATAAACTGGGCAAACAGTTTGACAGGAGAATCAAAGAGGCGGCTTACAATGCATTAATTCACGGTCAGTCCTTCTTGTTTTGGAATGTAGATCACGTGCACGAATTTCCTTTTACGCAGTTCGCCCCGATGTGGGACGAGGACACAGGAGCGTTGATGGCAGGCATAAGATTCTGGCAACTGGACGAGCAGAAACCGTTTAAGGTCGTGCTATACGAAGTAGATGGATATACAACCTACAGCGCAGAGAGTAAATTTGGAGAATTAAAAGAGACCGCTCCCAAACGGGCATACAGGCAAAGGGTGGAAGTTGCTAATAATTTAGAACCCGAAATTATCGGAGAAGAAAATTATAGCAGTCTCCCTATTGTACCGATGTTTGGTAATAAAAGGCATATAAGCACCCTGCGGGGGATGCAGTCAAAGATTGATGCCTACGATGCGGTGCAAAGTGGTTTTGCTAATGATCTAGACGACTGTGCACAGATGTACTGGCTAATTTCCAACGCTGACGGTATGACAGATGATGAGCTGGCGGAATTTAGAGACCGGCTTAAATTTCAGCACATCGCAAAGGCTGAGGAAGGGCAGGTGCAAGCATACACACAAGAGCCACCATATACCGCTAGAAAAGAGTTTCTCACACAAATGCGGTCAGAGATTTATGAGGACTTCGGGGCGTTGGATGTACACACCATAGCCGCCGGAGCAACAAACGACCATATCGACGCCGCATATCAGCCATTAGACGACAATGCAGATGATTTTGAGTACTTTGTAGGCGATGCGATTGAGAAGATTCTGGAGCTTGCAGGGATTGACGATGAACCGCAATTTAAACGGAACAGAATCAGCAACGAAAAAGAGCGTACAGACATGATTCTTGAGGCGGCGAATTATCTGGATGAAGAAACCATTCTGAAAAAATTACCATTTGTCGCACCAGAGGAAGTGCCGGACATTTTGGCGAAGTTGGACGAAGAATCATATAACCGCTACACGGAGCCACCCGAACCAGGTACGCCAGAAGATGAACCGGAAGGGGATGAATAACTATGTACCCATCCGACAAGTGGACAGAACAGGAGTTACAAAAGTTAGAAAAACGGCTAACAGACGTATATAAGCAGGCTGAAAAAGAGCTTGACGGCAAAGCGAGAAACTATTTTAAACAATTCTCCAGCAGGTACGCCAAAGAATATGCGGCATACCAGGCAGGGAAGTACACCAAAAAAGAATTTGAAGCGTGGTTAATGAATCAGTATGGCAGAGGGCAGAAATGGGAAGCACTCCGCGAGGACATGGCGCGGCGGCTGACAGAATCAAACCAGATTGCCGCGGCATACATCAATGAGAAAACTCCACTTGTGATTGCTCTTAATCATAACTTCGAGGCGTACATGATTAAATCTCTTGTGTCTGATAGACAGATAAAAGAGATTGGAGATATTGCTTTTAATTTGGTTGACGAGCATACAGTTAAGCGGCTGACGGTCAAAAAGCAGAAGATTCTTCCACCCCGAAGAGTACTAAAAAGCAAAGATGTGCATTGGAACAAGAAGAAATTGCAAAATGCACTACTACAAGGAATATTGCAGGGTGACAGCATAGGAAAGCTGGCAGGGCGATTTCAGGATGTTACAGGAATGAATCATACAGCCGCAATTAGAAACGCCCGCACAGCATTCACAGGAGCGCAGAATGGAGGCAGGCAGGCGGCATATGAGGAAGCCTACCAGATGGGAATTGATGTAGTTAAGCATTGGACAGCGACAAAGGATTTGAGGACACGAGACAGTCACAGAGCATTAGACGGTGAGGAAGTACCGTTTAACATGGCTTACTCCAACGGTCTCATGTATCCGGGAGACCCAAGCGGAATCCCGGCGGAAGTTTATAACTGCCGATGCACACAACGAACTGCACTACCTACCGAACTGGCACAACCGCGAATGATACGCGTCAGAAACCCAGAGACAGGTAGAAACGAGGTCGTAGGAGATATGACCTATTACGAATGGTTAGCAACGCAAGGAGGGCGAATATAATGGCGGATATTGATGTTGTGAGCCATGTGGACGAAGTAATTTTAAAGACCACCATGGCACTTGCAAGGGCATTAGAACAGGCAGGAGCCGCCGCAGAGGGACACGCAAAAGACCTTTGCCCGGTCGATACAGGCGCGTTGAGAAACAGTATTACGCACCAGACCGACTTGGAAAATCTCACGGAAATAATAGGCAGTAACGAAGAATATGCTGCCTATGTAGAGTTGGGAACTGGCGTGTATTACAAAGGAGGACGAAAGACCCCATGGACTTATCAGGACGATAAGGGACAATGGCATATCACAAACGGTCAGAGGGCACAGCCGTATTTAAAACCGGCGGCGAAAAATTATACAAAAGAATATACAAAAATCATTGCAGACGAATTAAAAGGAGCGATGGAATAATGGACAGATTGTCTTTGCTCGTCAAGGCAAAAGAAATGGCGGAGTATTTTACTGATAAAAAGTTTAAATACTCGCAAAACGTGGCGAATAGCTGGGCGGGCGCAAAGAAGAAAAAGGTAAGCAACTGCGCATCGTTCGTGTGCTATTGCTTACAGCAGTTAGGAATCCTCAAGGCCGGGCAGATGTTTTACTGCAATAAAAGCGGAAACATCGTCTGGAAGGGAACAGGGACCAAGACAGCTATGTTAAAACACTACAAACTGATTACAGTCAACAAGTTGCCGCGGGATTATAAAAGTAAATTAAAGCCTGGAGACATTTGCTTTTACCGCCTGCATACCAATATTTTCGCAGGAATAAACGAGAGCAATAAAATGGTGTGGTGGGATGCCGGAAAGGCTAGCACAAATACTAAAAAAGCAGGCGGAACATATAAAAAGATACATAGGATTATTAACAGCAGCCAGAAAATCTTATATGTGCTGAGATGGAAAGGGTGAGAAAATGACACAGAGAAAAATTATTGATGTATCTGCATACAACGGCACGATTGACTGGAAGAAAGTAAAGAAATACGGTTGCGATGGTGCGATCATTAAGATTATCCGCAAGGATTTAGGCAAAGACAAGAAGTTCGAGGCAAACTACAAAAAATGTGAGGAGTTAGGTATCTCATGGGGCGTATACAACTACACATACGCAACCACAACGGCGAAAGCCAAGTCAGATATGGAAATTGTATGTGACATCCTCGACAAGGTCAGCAAAAAGCATTTTAAATACGGCGTTTGGTTTGACATTGAAGACAAAGTGCAGGCAGGGCTAAGCAAAGTAAAGATTGCCGAGATTATCAATGCGGCACAGACTGTCGTTGAGTCAAGAGGCTATAAATTTGGTGTTTACACCGGGATGTCGTATTTTTCGGAGCATATTGATAAAAACAAGGTCAAGTGTAAAAACTGGTGGATTGCACGTTATTACAAAGGCTATAACCGCATGGCATTTAAAGCGACACCAAACAAATCTTATAAGCCTACAAACGTAGCCGACCTTATGGCGTGGCAATATACTAGCTCTGGCGTGTTTCCAGCCAAGGCTTCAACCGGCAACGGCGGCAAGTTTGATTTAAATATTTTGTATCACGACTTCCCGGCGACGGTGCAGAAGGAAGAAACAACAAAAAAGGTTAAATACACCGGGAAATTTCCTAAATTGCCGCCACGCGGCTACTATGCGTTTTTAGACGGCATCACGGTATTAAAAAACACAAGGGAAGAAATTAAGAAATTGCAGAAGTTTTTAAACTGGGCTATCGGCTCAAAATTAGAAACTGACGGCAAATATGGAGAAAAGACAGAAGATGCAGTTAGTATTTTCCAGTCGAAATGTAAATTAAAAATTGACGGCAAATTTGGGGCGAAATCCCTTAAAGCTGCAAAATTATTTAGTAAGTAATCGCGAAGTACTGCGATTTACATATAGTCATTTAGGGAAAGAAATCCCTCGAAGAAAAGGAGCAATCAAATGGCATTAACAAGAGCTTTTTTAAAGAGCATGACACTTACAGATGAACAGGTTTCCGCGATTATCGAGGAGCACTCTGCAACCGTTACAGGTTTAAAAGGCGAGATCACTAAATACAAAGAGGACGCAGAGAAAGTCCCAGACCTTCAGAAGAAATTGGAGGACTACGAAAAGGAAGATTGGAAAGGCAAGTATGAGAAAGAACACGCAGGTTTTGAGAGCTACAAAGCCGAACAGGACAAGAAAGCGTCCTACAGCGCGAAAGAAGCCGCGTATAAGAAGATGCTTGAGGAGTCCGGCGTGTCCAGTAAAGTAATTAACCTTGCATTAAAAGCATCAAAAGAGACTATTGATAATTTAAAAATCGGAACTGACGGCAAATTTGAGAATGCAGCAGAAGTAGAAAAAGGCATCAAAGAAGCGTATGCCGACTATATTACAACCGAAACGACTCAAGGCGCTAATGTATCAAACCCACCGGGAGGAGAACCGGGGAAAATGACCAAGGAAGAAATCATGGAAATTAAAGATGCGGGCGAACGTCAGAAAGCGATTGCGGAAAATCACGAACTTTTCGGATTTTGAAAGGAGTAGACAATGGCAGGAGTAACTACTAGCACTGTGTTAAACACAGATAGCGCTCTCAAAGCGAGAGAAATTGATTTTGTAACAAGATTTGATAAAAACTGGGATGCATTAAGAACCATCTTGGGAATCTTTAAGCCTATCAGAAAAGAGCCAGGCACTAGCTTAGTGACCTATGAAGCGCAGATGAAGGATGAAGCCTTACAGGGCGGCGCAAGTGTGGGTGAGGGAGAGGCAATCCCTTTTACACAGTTTAAAGTCGTAGAGAGCAAAAGAGAAGATATTGTCGTAGAAAAATACGCTAAATCTTTATCTCTTGAATCTGTGTCAAAATGGGGCGCAACAGTCGCAATTGAAAAGACAGATGATGCCTTTATGGTCGAGCTGCAGAACAAGGTTTTAAAAGACTTTTACACGTTTTTAAAAACAGGAACATTAAAAGGAACACAGAAAAAATGGCAGAAAGCGCTTGCAATCGCAAAAGGTGCTGTACTCAATAAATTCGCAGGGATGAACAGAAACGTAACCGAAGTCGTAGGATTTGCAAACGTAATGGATTTTTACGACTGGTTAGGTGATAAAGAGATTACCGTACAGACAATGTTTGGATTGCAGTATATCAAAGATTTCTTTGGCTTCTCTACACTGTTCCTCCTCCCTGACGACTACATCCCGGCAAAAACCGTCATCGCAACACCGGTGGAAAATATTGATTTATATTATATTGATCCCGGTGACAGCGATTTCAAAAAGCTTGGCCTGGACTACACAACATCTGGCGAAACAAATCTGATTGGATTCCACGCAGGCGGCAACTATACAAACGCCACAGGCGAAACATACGCCATTATGGGCATGAAACTGTGGGCAGAATACCTTGACGGCATTTGCGTAGTCACCGTTGGAACTACAGAAACTATCCCATATGTATCAAGCACCGTTTCAAAAGCAAGTTCGAGCGGAAAATAAAAGGGGTTGATTGAGTGCTTTACGAAGTCATGAATCATATTCACAATTTCTTCCCGGTCAAAGGAGCGGCAATCACAGGCAAAATAACAATCGGGGAATGGCTTTTTGACACGCACATAGATGCAACGACAGACACCGAAGACCTACGTTATTCTGGCACCGCGATTCGCCTCCCGCTACAGGACGGGCAATATTATTTAATCAGCGGCTCTATCTTTAATGACGGGGTTTATCAGTACCACAAAGGCGATACTGCCCCGTTACAGGAGGAGACGTTTGACGGCGTAGTGGTTCCACTGGCTATCCCTAAACCGTTTTTATCACTGGTGGACGAAATCAGCGAGTGGCAGGCGAAAAACGGCAATTTAGGAGCGTATCAGTCGGAATCGTTTGGCGGATATTCGTACAGCAGGGCAACAAACAGTAAAGGCGAGACCTACACGTGGCAAGATGCCTTTAGGGCACGCCTGAACCCATGGAGGAAAATGGCATGAGTTTAATCAATGAATTTTTACAGGATTGCATACTCATGGATAAAAAGCGTACTTCTGACGGCGAGGGTGGATTTATCACCGAGTGGGTCGAGGGCGCTAAAATACAGGCGGCAATAGTCCGAGATACCTCTATGTCTGCCAGAGTGGCGGAAAAAGAGGGTGTAACAGCAACATATACAATCACTACAGCCAAAACAGTAAAGCTAGGCTATCATGATGTATTAAAAACAAAAGACGGAAAAATTTTTAGAGTTACATCAAATGCGGGAGAAAAAGAAACTCCTGCATCATCCAATTTGGATATAGCACAGGTCATGGCGGAAAAGTGGGAGTTAACGTCATGACCCCAACAGCGGCACTATATCAATTTTGGTCATCCTTCGGCATAACTGCATATCCGTCTAACAGAGTGCCGGAGGACACAACATTTCCTTTTATCACATACGAACCAATTACAGCCAACTGGTGGACGGGCACAGCCGCCGCCAGCACTGTAAACGTATGGTACCACACAGAATCAGAGGCAATTCCGAACAAAAAGGCAAAAGAAATCAGCGACAGGTTGCAAGGAGGAACCACGGTCAAGTGCGATGATGGAATCATTTTTCTGTCGCAAGACCAGCCTTGGACTCCTTTAGTCGATGAAGCTGACTCGTCAATAGTACGCAGATACACAGTAATAACTATGCAATTTATAACTATTTAATGAGGTGAGCAAATGAAGTATACGCAGGTACCTTCTGACCTTTTCAAAAAAATACAGATTAACGCCGGTATTATTGTATCAGCTTTTGAGCCGGAAACGGGTGCCATAACAGCAACTAACATCCTCATGGCAACCAGCGGCGGTTGTAGCTTTAGCGCGGAGCCATCCTTTACGGATTTCGGGGAAGACATTGATAATGTGCCTAAAAACACGATGGAACTCAAGGAAATCGAATCTATCGAAGTAAAATTATCAGGCACAGCCGTTACAATGGATACCGCACAGGCTAAAAGTTTTATGGCGGCGGCAGACGTAGCGGGAAACAAAGTAACACCAAGGGCAGATTTAAAGGCAGAAGATTTTAAGGATATTTGGTGGATTGGCGACTATTCGGACGAAAATTCCGGGGATTCCGCCGGATTTATCGCAATCAAAATTATGAATGCACTCTCAACGGGCGGATTTAAGATTAAATCAGATGATAAATCCAAAGGAAATTTTGATTTCGAATACACAGGACATTACAGCATTAAGAACGCAGAGACAGTACCTTACGAGGTTTATATCAAAACAGGCGAAGCGGCGTAGGAGGTAAAGCATGAAATTATCAGAATTAACAGCAGAACAGGGTTTAGAAGCCATTGCGAACTCCCTCGAACATATCGGTAACATTGCAGACGATGATGATGCGCTCAGCCTGTGCCAGAAGCTTGTACCGCAGGAAGGGGAGAAATATATCAAAGTCTTTGCTAGGGGTGCTAAAACAGCTCCTAGGCTGTTAAAAACACACAAAGATGATGTAATTGGAATCTTAGCAGCGTTTGAATTGCAGAGTGTTGAGGAATACAAGAAAAAGCATAAATTAATGGACGTTATCAAAGGCATGGTTGACCTCATCAATGAGCCGGAGGTACGTCAGCTTTTTTTCTCAGCGCCAACAAGCGCAGCAGAAGAACCCTCTGGCGATGCGTAGGAGAATACAGAGGAAGAAGCGTAAAGGGATTCTTGCTGTACGTCAAGGCTAAGATTTTAGACGACACAGAGGAATTAATTTACAAACGATACATGGCCGATGGGCTGAAATATGTAACCGAAAGCATTTCGCAGGCGTTCGGTGGGAAATATCTCTATGTATCATTTTTTGATTTAATTAATAGCGATAAAAAGCAAACAGTAACAAAGACTGGCGAAGAAATAGCCGCGGACGTCATTAAAAAAGCCGGATTGGTGGTGATGAGTGATTGAATGTGATGGAATTGTTTGTCACTCTGGCAATCAAAGACACCGCATATAAGCAGGGGCTGAAAGACGCAGAAGGTAACGCCAGCTCGTCCACATCAAAAATTGGCGGGGCATTTAAAGCGGTCGGGAAAGTAGCTAAAACAGCTATGGTGGCCGGCTCTGCTGCCGCCGTTGCATTTACAAAAACATCAATAGATGCCGGAATGAATTTTGATACTGCAATGTCTCAGGTAGCAGCTACCATGGGAACAACCGTAGACAAAATAGGGAACGTCAAAGCCAAGGCTGAGGAAATGGGGCGCACAACAAAGTACACCGCAACGGAAGCGGCGGAAGGAATGAATATCCTTGCTCAGGCTGGCTTGTCGGCGGATGAGCAGATTAGCGGTATCGGAACGGTACTTAACCTTGCCTCTGCCGGTGCTATGAGTCTGGAAGAATCGGCATCATATACTGCCGGAGCTGTAAAAGGCTTTGGTGACTCGATGAGTAACGCATCTTACTATGCCGATTTGATGGCAAAGGGTGCTACTCTTGCTAATACGGACGTAAGAGGCCTTGGAGAGGCTTTTTCCGGTTCTGCTGCCACAGCGAAAAACTACGGTCAAGCGGCGGACAGTGTCACGCTTTCCTTACTTCGCTTGGCAGAGCAGAACGTGACAGGCTCCGAGGCATCTACGGCATTAAATAGGGCAATGGCGGACTTATATACTCCGACTGATGATGCATCAAAAGCTTTAGATCAGTTAGGTGTATCCGCCTATAAGTCAAACGGCGAGGCAAAAGATTTTAACGACCTCGTAGACGAGCTTAATGGCTCTTTGCAGGGTATGACAGCGGAACAAAAAAACAATGCTCTTGCAACGATTTTTACAACGCAAGGCTTACAGGCGTTTAATAAAATGACCGCATCGAGTGATGCGACTGTGCAAAAATTTTGGAAAGGAATACAGGATTCTTCCGGCTCCGCAGCACAACAGGCGGCTACGCAGTTAGATAATTTGCAGGGCGACATAACCTTGCTATCTAGCGCCACAGAAGGCCTGCAACTTGCTTTTTATAATACCTTTTCGGGTACTATCCGTGGTGCCATCAAAGGTATAACAAGCGAGGTTAGTGGATTAGCTGAGGCGATGGAATCTGGCGGCATAAGCGGCGCCCTTTCCAAACTGGCGCAAGATACGATTAATTTTAGCGGCCAGTTGCCGGGGCTGACAAAAATCGGCGGCGACCTCATAAACGGTTTAATTTCAAGCGTTACTCAAAATTCTGGCAGTATTACAACTGCTGTCAGCCAACTGTTAAATAATCTTGCCTCTACGATTTCCACAGGGCTAAATGTATTTACATCGGTCGGAGTTAATTTGCTGACGACTATCGCTAACGGCATGACTCAGGGCATCCCGACCTTTTTGGGGCAGGCGTTGCCGATGCTGACACAATTTACAGAGTCATTGAGGAGCAACGCAGGCAAATTGATAAATGCAGGCCTGACACTTATCCAGAATATTGCTCAAGGGCTGATTAATTCTATTCCTGTATTGATTGCATATGTACCTACAATCATAACGAATTTGGCTGGCATTATTAACGATAATGCGCCAAAAATCCTTGCAACAGGAGTAACAATCATAACAAATTTAGCGATTGGCTTAGTTCGTGCGATTCCGTTATTAATTGCTAATTTACCGAAGATTATCACAGCAATCGTAAGCGTATTTACAGCGTTTAACTGGTTTTCGCTTGGTAAAAACATTGTTACCGGCATAATAAAAGGGGTCAAAAATCTCCCTTCTCTTTTAAAGGGTGCCGCTAAAAATGCTGTAAACGGATTCAAGGGAGCATTTAAGGGAAATGGTATTTTATCGGCTGTAAAAGGAGCATTTACTAAGATACCATCGGCTGTTAAAAGTATCTTTACTAAGGCAGTATCCTTTGTAAAAAGCTTCCCTGGACGGTTTAAGAGCGCCTTAAAGTTTAGCTGGTCTCTTCCACACCTAAACCTACCGCACCTGAGTGTTTCCGGCGGAAAAGCTCCGTTCGGTATTGGGGGAAAGGGTTCCCTGCCATCATTCCACATTAGCTGGTATAAAAAAGCCATGGAAAGCCCATATGTATTTTCTGATGCCACCTTGTTTGGAGCAGGAGAAGCAGGAGACGAGATGCTGTACGGTCGTAGCAGACTGATGAACGATATCAAAGAGGCAACACAGGGAACGAAAAACGATGTAACTATTAATGTAACTGTAAACGGTGCAGATAACCCGGAAGAATGGGGAAGAAGAATGGCAAGTGAGCTTAGAAGGCAGGTGAAAATGGCATAATGGCAAAGAAAAAGAAAAAGTCTGCTGCTCCTAGCGGTCTGTCTATATCGAGAGACGGTTTGAAATTTACAATATCTTGGAAAATACCGGCGAAAAAATATGAGGATGGACAGTGGCTATGGTATCGTCTACATACAAAAAACGCCGGTGCTTCTAAATGGGGTTGGACAAAGTGGAAGAAAATAAATGTAGGAAAATCAGCAACTAAAAAAACGGTAGCACTTAATGCAAAAAATTATTATCCTGTCTCATCAAAATTATTAAACGCGATAGAATTTAAGGTAAAGGGCAAAACAAAAAGTGATAAAAAGCATACCTATACAGCCGCACATTCCACAAAGACATTTACCATTTATGCACCAAATGCCCCTTCCGTTTCTTATTCTCTTGATGATACTGGCGCAAATAAAGGTACATTTACTTGGAATACCTCATACGAGGCAAATGATGCAAGGCATTTTGCAAGGACGCAGGTACAGACCGCATTAATGACAAACTATAAGGGCGCCATTGCAAACGCTCGCTTTACCAATGCATCCTATACGGGAGCGTCTGGCACATGGGCGATAACAGAGGATGGTTCCCCGACACAAAACAAGACATTTTGCCGTATTGTAAGGGCAAAATCGAGAGGGTGTGCCGGAGATTCCGGTTGGAGCTATGCATACCATTATTACAGCATCCCAGAGCGTCCAAATATACAGAGTACAGGGAGCAAAGAGATAGGCTCCTCTAGCCGCTATGTATGGGCAAACTGGGTGCAGGCATCGCCGCGGGACCGCCCTGTGGATTCTATGGAGTTACAATATGCCATAGACACGCCGGAAAGCGGAGAGAGGTATACTGGCACATCATGGAGCATAGGAGTAACTGTTGCGTACCATGATTATACGGTGTCAGCAGATTTTAACACGGACGACGGCATAGCGGAAGACCAGATTATGTGGACAAGAGTGCAAAGTACGCACGATAAAAAATATGCATACTCTGAGCCACGAGTAGCGGCGCGAGGGGCTTTAAAATCCCCGTCATTTGATACGGTATCGGCAACAGGAACAACACTTACTATCAATAGCGTTGAACGCAACACGGAGGTTCCTGACGCCAAAACAGCAATCTGGATGAAAATAGACAACGAGGAAAAAGGCATTATTGCGGTCACCGACAAAGAGGGTACAATCACAGTTACGTGTCCGGACGTTTCCGGCGGCGCTGAATACCAGATTGCCCTCAAGAATTTTACCGGAGCTTCCACACCTCAAAATGGAGCGACTGGCACTACCTACAAACTTAGCCCTCTCATGCAGTCTGGGTGGATTTATTCGGAAACAAGAAAGATTGCAGTCCCACCGAAAAATATAACTGCAATGGCGGTGGCATCTGATACCGTGGAACTAACATGGGATTGGTCGTGGAAAAATGCGGATGCGGCTACCGTTGCGTGGGCAGACCACGAGGACGCATGGATTAGTACGGAAGCCCCAACTACTTATGACGTGGAGGACAGGGAAACAACGTGGCACATCGGGTCCCTGGAATCGGCAAAAACATATTATTTCCGCGTAAGATTGCGAGATACGTCCGGGGACGAAGAAGTGCTATCTCCTTGGTCTGATACGGTTTCCGTATCACTGAGCGAGACACCAACAACACCTACATTAGCAACAACAGAAAACTATCTTAGTATGGACGACACAGTTATTTGTAGTGTCGGCTATACCGGAAACAGCAAAGCGAGCATAAAAATAGCGGAAGCGGTTAACGATGAGCCAGTTAAAGGCAAAGATGGAAACGTCGTTGTTTTAATGATGTCTTCCGGCATGGAGACATTATCGGAAACTATTGAAAACATTAATAAAATCTATACTGCAAGTGGCCTTTTGAGCAATCTATGGAATGTAGGAGAAATCCATTATTTAAAAGCAATGGTTACAGCACAGGGAGGCAAGGAAGGGGCATGGTCAGATTCTGTGGCTGTTGAAATTGTTGCAAAACCTGCGATAAACAGCGTGACAACAAATCTTGTTTCGGAATCAACTGCATATAATTCTGGCGATGTTACCACGGAAACGAGCGACCAGACAGTACCAGAATCATCGGAAGGTACAACAAATTATTTAGAGCAGCTACCATTAACAATAGTCCCTTCCTTCGGGGATTCTGCTGGCACAGCAAAAGTAACGATTGTCAGGGACGAGGATTATTATATTCTGCGCCCGGACGGATTAAAGGAACAACATTTTGCCAATGAAATTATTGCTAGTTTTACTGGCAACGAAACAGACAGCTACGCTATTGGCTTAAGCGACCTGATCGGGCAGATGGATGACGGTGCAAGGTACAGCATACAGATTGCATTTACAGATATTTATGACCATGTGGCAGAAAAAAAGATACCGTTTGTTGTACGGTGGAAACATCAGCCGGAAGTACCAACGGCCACTGTAAATACGATTGCAGACAACAAAACAGCGAGTATTGTCGTTGCTAAACCAACTACATATGCTGATGGGGATACATTTGACCTATACCGGATGAGTGTAGACAGAGCGGAATTGATTCTGGAAAATGGGGTTTATGGCCAGAAATATGTTGACCCGTACCCGGCGTTAAATGAGTACGGCGGCATACTGGTTGTAAATAAAACCGCCAACGGTGACTATATAACGTCAGATAGTTCGTTTGCATGGTTATATAGCGATTTTTCCATCGAATATAAAAAGGCAATCATTGATTTTGACGGTGAATCTATCGAAATCCAGTATAACATTGACTGTGATAATTCGTGGGATAAAGATTTTGAGAGGACGGTATACCTTGGGGGCTCTGTGCAAGGCGATTGGAACCCAGCAGTCACTCGTGATTTAAAAATTGATGCAGTAAGTATCTCACTAACAGAACCAACGATGATTGAGCAAATGAGGCGGCTCGCAACGTATCCCGGAATATGCCACGTTAGGACACCAGATGGTTCATCGTTTTCCTGCGATATACAGGTGTCGGAGAAAAAAGACCACGATAATAAAATGAGGACAGATTTCTCATTAACGATAAAAAAAGTGGATTCGGAAGAACTGGATGCTGTGACGGAAGAACAGTGGAACGCAGAGCATCCTAATGAGGTGGCGTGATGGATTGGAGCAAAGGATTTTCAGCAAGATATATTTTAACAACAGTTGACCCTAAGACGTGGACAGACCGTCAAGAATTTGAATTTACTGAGGGCAGTATTGACCGGGACAGCACGTCAGATTTAAGGGAATCTGCCTCCGTCACAATGACAGAAAAGATAACAGACAATGAGTGTTGGGTCCGCATTTACCTACAAGCCAAACAGGGAGGGTCGGGAGCAAAAGTAGCGCTATTTACTGGCCTGACCGCCTTCCCAGAAAGAAAGCTTGATGGTGTGAGAGAAACTTACAATATTGACTGTTATTCCGTTCTCAAGCCGGCAGATGATGTAATCCTGCCGCGTGGCTATTATGCACCAGCCGGTAGCGGAGCAAAACAGATTAAAAATCTGCTTAATGATTGCATCCCCGCCCCTGTGTATGTCGAAGGAACATCGCCGATAACTACAGATAATATCGTTGCGGAAGATGGGGAAACAAGGCTCACAATGGCGCTGCATATTTTAGATGCTATTGGTTGGCGGATACGAATACTTGGCGATGGAAGCATTGTTATCTGCGCAAATGATAATAATAGCAGTCTTACAGTGGGGATTAACGCAAACGACATCATAGAGTGCGATGTAACAGACACATTTAATTGGTACGACACACCGAACTGTTTTATGGCAATACATGACGATTACGGCGCAGCCATCGCGCGGGACGACAGCCCGGACAGTTATTTATCAACCGTCAGCCGGGGCAGGGAAGTGTGGAAATCGGAAACAGGCGTTGAATTATCTTCCGGGGAAAACATAGCGGCTTATGCCGTTAGAAAACTAAAAGAATTGCAGAATCCTGCCAGAACGATACAGTATAGCCGGCGATTTTTCGAGGACGTTCTTTTAGGCGATGTGGTCTTTCTAAATTATCCGAGACATGGCCTTACTGGAAAATTCAGAATAATATCACAAACCTTGTCGCTTGAACACGGATGCCGGACAAAGGAAGAGGTAGAGAGCATTGAATGATTTCATAAAAGAGATTGCCTCGGCAATGAAAGAAAGCAAAACAAAGCCTTACGACACGGTTGCAAAAGTCCTTCGCGTTGACGAAAAAACGGCATATGTCCACATTGACGGTGGAGCAGATGAAACCCCCGCACAGATGGCGATTAATTGTAAGACAGGTGACACAGTAAAAATCCGTGTCAGCGGCGGAAAAGCATGGTTAACAGGAAACATTACAGCACCACCTACGGATGACTCTGTTGCAATTAAAGCGAATAAGACAGCTACTAAGGTAAAGAAATCCTACGAGAACTTTAAAGATGTTACCGAGGAAAACTTTAGCAGTCAGGAAGACAAGATATCAGAGGCTGCTAAAGTTGCAACTAACTTTATGAAATATATCGAAGGACTTGGATTAGTTGTCGGTGATATGCGAGGCAATGAACTTGGACAGAACGCGTTACTTGACGCAAATGGAATGTGTGTGCGCAACAATAACAGCGAAATTGTACGATTTGGAATTACAGATATTAAGGTAGTGAATGAAGATGGAGACCCTGTTTATAGTGGTGCTGGTTCTGTTGTAAAGTCGCAAAACAACATTGTTGTATCAACACAGCAAACAAAAGATGCAAACAATACTAGCGTCGGTGGTAAAGCTGCGCTTGAATTATATTATGATAGTGCAAAGGACAAAGTTGGTCTCTCGTTATCTGTAAAAAGTGGAACATCCTATACTGATTTGTACGAAAGCATTGGAAATGGAATATATGCTGATAACTCTAATACAAAGATTGTGTCTTCAGACGTAATAAAGTTGGATGCAGGGAGAATATATTTCTCTACCTATTTAGGGACTTGGAGACCATATTTTTGCGCTGGCGATTCGATCAGTGCAACTTTTGGTACTGCTGGATATATTACGAGTTCCGGCAAGGATGTCAGTTTTATAATTCCATTATCAAAACCAATAGTTGGGAACCCGACGGTAACAGTAACAAGTGTGGAAGGGCTTATGGTCCGACAAAATAATAAGTATTTGTATGGTGGCTCGTCAACAAAATATGTCAAACCTAGCAAATATACTGTACACTCAACGCTTAGTGGAGGCTGCATCCATGTATTTGCAACAATGCCAAATACTACAGATGTTACAAACAATAGTCCTTGCGGCATCTGGGCTAATATTAAGATAACATTCTCATAGGAGGAATAATAAAATTGGCTTTAAAAAAAGAAATTCGTCAAAGCGACGGCGTAGTTACTAATTATCACAGAATATTATATATTCAGTCTACAATCAACAGTCATGATTCAATAGCTGTAGTATCTTATGTAGATGAGATTGGTAGAGCTATGGAAAGCAACGGTGACAGACCGTACAGAGCCGCTGTTACATATGAGAAAGAGTATGAAGAGAATATGACTATTGAAGATGCTTATAAGTATCTCAAAACACTTCCAGATTACGAAGATGCAGAGGATATCTGATACAATTTATGCATAAGGAGGCGAAAGTATGATAGCTAGCGGGACAATAATTATTAACGGGCAGACATACCGCAAAGGAGATGTTATACACGATTTAGGCGGATGGGATTGCATAGATACGGACGGAAGCAAGCGATATTACTGGGGGAAGTCTTCTGAGGTAGATAAATTACCTCGATATGTCGCAAGTGGTTCAACGGCGTTATGTGTAGACACAGGGGAATTATATGGCTTTTATGCCCCTGATAGCAAGTGGTTTTTACTTTAGGGAGGTGTAGAGCATGAGAAAAAGTGGCTTAACGGGAGATGAGGCGTATATACTCGCAAAACGTGGGGAAACAGCAGAAGACCTTGGTCCGCTAAAGAAAGAAATTAGTTTGATAAAGGAAGATACTACTGCGCTGCAGAAGCGCCAGAATGTGCTTGTTGGAAGCGAGACAGGCAACCCAGTAAGCTGTGATGACGCATATTCTGCCCCACTGCGAGGCCTGACTGTCTACGGCAGAAGCACGCAGGACGGAACACCCACGCCGGACAACCCTGTGCCTATCGTGAGCGCTGGTGACGGCGGGACGATTGCAGTGACCTTGAGCGATGGAAACGGTAAAACGCAAACTCTCATCCTACCAACCCCCACCGGCTTACCCGGCGTCCCTGTCGCCTCTGGCGGCAACTACACTGACCAAAACGGCCAGCAATGGATTTGCGACGAGGTAGACTTGGAGAGAGGGGTGAAGGTGCAGAGGGTAAAGAGTGTCGACATATCCTCGCTGGACAAATCTTTTTGGGTATTTCGTAATGACATTGACGCTAATGTATCTGCGACGAGATATTCAAACAAAGCGGTCATAATAGATTTCGGAGCTAGCGCACCTGCTATGAGTAACATACTCCCAGCGGGCGTAGGCAATGATGTAAATACATTTAGGCTTGTGGCTACTCCCCTATATTTATATCAATTCAATCTGGACTCTTCTAAATTTCCTACCGTTGAATCATGGGTTGAATACTTGAAAGCTAATACTGTGCTCATTATATATGCTCCCGCCACTCCCATCGAAACTCCGCTCACCCCTGCCGAAATTGCCGCCTACAAAGCCATCACCGCTTATGCACCCGACACCGTGGTGCAAGCGAGTGACGGCGCAGGCATCAAGCTGGACTACCAGCGGGACGTAAATCTCGTCGTCAAAAATCTTGAGGACGCCATTGCGTCCATGACTACCACTTAAAGGAGGTATACATTATGGCTATCAAAAGTAAAGCACGACACGACCTGACATTGCGCAGCATCAAGCGCGAAATTACTGCAGGCAGAGATGTGGCCTATTGGCTTGACAAGGCTTACAGTCATCTGGACAATGGATTGCTGACTGAAGAGGACATTGCCGAGGTGGAAGCCTTGGCACAGGCGTATTATGATGCGCTGGATGCCGAGGATAGCAAAGAAGAGGCCACAGATGATACAGAGACAGTCAGCTAAAGAGGGCTTTAATTAATTTATAAAAACAAAAGAAAAATAATTTTTTAAGGAGGAATGGAGATGGTAGATATTATGTTGCCACTAATAACTTGTATTTTTGTAGTTTTTGATTTGGCTAGTGGCGGAGTAGCCGCCTGCGCTAACCACAAGTGGAAATCCTCAGAAATGAGAAAAGGATTGTATCACAAATTTGGCTCCATTATGCTTGTGGTGCTTGCGTACCTTATCGACTACGCTCAGAAATATGTAGACTTAGGCTTTCAGGTGCCTATTGCCGCAGGAGTTTGTGTATACATCATTTTGATGGAGCTTGGCTCTATCGTGGAAAACATCGGCAAAATTAACCCGGATTTATTGCCGGACAAGGTTAGAGCAATTTTAGGACTGGACAAAACAAAATAAATTTACGTAATTTTTGCGTGTTTGAGGTGATGCAGTGAACAGAAGTTTGATAAAAAAACTCTGGAAATTAGGCGATAAACAATTTATTGATTACGCCTTGTCATGCGCCCGTTTAACTTTACGAGAGCGCGAAACTGTACAGTACTTGCTTTTTGATGGATTAACGCAGGAGCAAGCCGCCGAGAAAATGGATATAAGCACGAGAGGATTACAGGGGCTGTGGAGTTGTGCCGTAGAAAAGATTTTGTTAGTTCCTGGCACAATTCCGTACATAAATAGCCTTTAAGAAACTAAAGATAACTAAAAATCATGCGAGAAATAAGCGCGTTACCTTCGTGGTGACACGCTTATTTTTTTGCGATAATAAAACTATAAGGAGGGCAAAAAATGTATCAATATTGGAATCCTAACCCAGCGGCGGCAAAAGTGGGAGATTGTACTGTGCGTGCTATCTCAAAGGCTATGGGTCAGACGTGGGAAGAAACATATATACAACTTGCACTGTACGGCTTGATGCTATCAGATATGCCCTCGGCTAACGCAGTGTGGGGCGCATACCTCAAAGATAATGGATTTAGCCGTTATATAATCCCGGACGAATATATGACCTGTACCGTCTCGGAATTTGCAAACAACCACCCAGAAGGGGTTTATATTTTAGCACTGTCAGGGCACGTTATAGCGGTAATTGACGGCAATTACTACGATACGTGGGACAGTGGAGCAATGACACCTATCTACTATTGGAGGGAAGGAGGAAAATAAATGTTCGGTTATCCACAATATCCACAACAGTATCCACAGTATCCGCAATATCCACAACCGGATTATCTTGACCAACTCAACCGACTAAAACAGCAGCAGGCACCACCCCAACAAATGCAACAGCAGACCAACCCCGATGAGCGGATTTGGGTGCAGGGGCAGGGCGCGGCGGAGGCGTATTTAGTGGCACCAAATTCTTTTGTTCGCCTGTGGGACAGTCAGGCGCCAGTTTTTTATGAAAAAAGAGCAGATCAGACGGGCAGACCGTTTTTAGAGGTGTTTGAATACAAGCGCAAAGGCGCAGATTCGCCCACAGCGGAGCTTTCACAGTCTAGCCAACCAATTAACTACGAGGAACGCTTAAATGCCTTAGAAAGGCAAATGGAGACGTTAAGAAGGAGGGTATTGAATGAATCTCAATCCAATGCAGATGATACAGCAGTTTCAACAGTTCAGACAGCAGTTTCAGGGGGACCCGAAGCAGGAAGTGCAAAACCTGCTAAATAGCGGACAAATGAGCCAGCAACAGTATAACCAGTTGCAGGGTATGGCAACACAGTTTCAAAACCTTTTAAAGGGTTTTAAATAAATAAAAAGGAGTGATTTCATGGGATTAACAACAGACGGAATGAGCCCGGCAGATTTGGCGGCAGTCACAGGCAACAATAACGGCGCATTTGGCGAAGGTAACGGTGCTTGGTGGATTATCATTCTTTTCCTTTTCATCTTCTGCGGATGGGGAAACGGAAATGGATGGAATAACGGCGGCGGAGGTGCGGTAGATAACTATGTATTAGCTTCTGACTTTGCAACCTTACAGCGCCAGATTGATAGCGGTATTTCCTCCCTTGAGCGCAAGGGTGACGCCATCAACAGCGGTATTTGTGACGGATTTTATGCGATGAATACCTCTCTTCTCAACGGATTTGCAGGAACAAATAGCACAATCCAGCAGAACGGGTATGATACACGGAATGTAATCCAGCAGGGACAGATTGCAGATATGCAGAGCTTTAATGCTTTGCAGGCACAGTTAGCACAGTGCTGCTGTGACAACAAGCAGGCTATCGCAGGCGTTAACTACAATATGGCGATGAATACCAATGCAATCCAGCAAGAAGTTACAAACGGCTTCTGCCAGACAAATTTTAACAACGCAAACAACACAAGAGACATCATTGACAACCAGAATAACAACGCTAGAGCCATTCTCGATGCCCTCACAGCGCAGAGAATCGAAGCTAAGGACGCTAAGATTGCCGAGCAGAATCAGCAGTTATTTGCGGCACAGTTAGCGGCCTCTCAGGCATCACAGAACGAAACCTTAAAGGCGTATATGCAGGGTCAGTTTACTTATTACAATCCTCGACCAGTGCCGGCTTTTCCGGTTTCTGCGCCTTACCAGTATGGCAACTGCGGATGTAATACCGGTTGCGGATGCTAAAATTTTATAATTAGCAGCTTCCTGCGTTGACGGGATTGTTCGGCTTGTGCCGATGATGCTTATAGCGGCGGGGCAATCGTTCCGCCGTTTATTATTAAAAAAGGAGTGATAACGTGGCAGAATTTACTAATAGCAATATCGTAACCGTAGCAGCGGGGCAGAATTTACCGCTCACAGAGACAGCCGTAAAGTGCGGTAGCTGTATTACACACCGGGAGGGGGCAGGAATTGTGACCCTTAGAGGCCTTACAAACCAGTGCAGGGCGCGCTATAAGGTCAGCTTTGGTGCTAATATCGCCATACCTGCCGGTGGAACTGTGGCACCTATTTCTATTGCCCTGGCAATCGCCGGAGAACCATTAAATAGTGCGACAGCAATCGTAACACCTGCGGCGGCAGGCGAATATTTTAATGTATTTACAGCGGCGTTTATTGACGTGCCGCGCGGATGTTGCATAACAATCGCAGTCGAAAATACATCTACGCAGGCAATTAATATAGCCAATAGCAATTTAATCGCCGAGAGAGTAGCGTAAAGGAGGGCGAAAAATGGAATCATTACACAAATTAAAAAAGATGATGTGCAGAGAGCTGGACGAGATTTCGAACAAGGGCGATATGAGCGCCGGGGATTTAGAAGCAGTTCACAAATTGACAGACACAATTAAAAATATTGACAAAATCATGTATCTGGAAGGCGACAACGAATATAGCCGCGGCGGCGACTGGGATGCGTTAGGAAGATATAGCCGTGGGCGTTATCCCGACATGGACTACGGCGACCACAGCAACGCTCGTAGAGGTCAGCATTATGTAAGGGGTCATTACTCTTACAACGATGCAAAAATGCAGGTAAAAGAGACTATTAAAGACATGATGCATGATGGCAATCTGTCTAGCGCAGAACAGGCGGCGTTAGGCAGAGCATTAGCAGAATTAGACCGATAGAGGAAAGGGGTGCCGCAATGATTAATATGGACGAAATTAATGCCGAAATTGCGGCATTAGAGGCAGGAAAAACAACCTACGCCACTTGCGAACGGCTTTCGATTTTATACAATGTACGCAACAATTTAATGAGCAATCAACAACCGAACCAACTATCTCCCAACACATCATACTACTCTTACAGTTCCGAGCCGGATTCTGAGTTTAAAGAAATCGCCCGAAACGCAGACTTTGAGCATTTATTACACGTACTTGATGAACACATGAAAGCCATAGAAGCAATGTATCCGCGAGAATATCGGTCAGTTTTGCGAAAAATAAAAGAGGGTGCTTGAAACATCCTCTTTCTTTTTATATAATGTAACTGTATCTCCTTTATTTTTTATATTTAGTTATGTAGTAACTAGCTTTAATCTGGTGGTTACGGCTAGTTACTACATAACAAAAACTAAAAAAATATAATATCCTCCACAAACTCGTTGGGGGATATTTTTATCTCTTTTACAATACTTTTCCAAAACACCTGCTTGCCTTGTTCGTCTAACTGCATATACATGTCTTTCCAACCTTCAGGAAATCTGCTTTGTATTTTTTTCTTAGTTTCTAGTTCTTCCGTTGCGGCGGTCTGGGATAGTTCTTTTAATTCCTTTGATATAGCCTCATATCTTTCGTCATAGTATTCTTCTGTTATCCTGCCTTTTTCAAACATTTTATTAATTCTTCCCAACTCACTGGATAATTTTTTCTTTCTCTTTTCCGCATCGTTTCCACCTGCCTTCACACGACATTCTGCTCTTAATACATCTAACTGTATTTTTTCTTCGATGTGATTGAGCATATATGTTTCTAATTTTTTTTCTGATCGCGTGTAGGTCTTGTGCTTTTGTGCGACAGAGTGGGGGCAATGATATACTTTGTACTTTTTTTCTTTTTTACCTATTGCACACCCGGAAAGCCTGCAACCGCAAATCGGGCATTTCATCAAGCCGGAGAAAACGTAAATGCGCCTCTTACAATCCGTCCAAGTTTTTTGGCTGGATACTTCGTTAATTTTTTGCGCCTGCTCCTCTGTTATGTATGGCTCACAGTAGTTCTTTACGCCGTACATTTCCCCGTGGTACGCCGGACTAGACATAATTTTGACTATCCTGGTTCTCGTCCTGATAAAATCGGGATATTTATTTAAAATATAGTCAGCGGTTCCTGCTTTTGAGAAGGTTTGGAAATAATGCTCAAACATATCCTCAATTATTCCTCGCGTCTTTTCATCTTTTACAATCTTTTTCCCTTCTATGCGATAACCTACCGGCACTTTTCCGCCAATATATTCCTTGTTGTTCCGTTTAAATTCCATAACAGACCGTATTTTCTCGCTGTCCCTGTCTGCCTCTGCCTGCGCTACGGACAGCATAATATTTACTTTAAATATTCCCTGACTTGTTTCTGTCTCATAATCCTCCCAGATAGCTCTCCAAGGCACTTTACACGCGTCAAGGACACTTTGTACCTCATAATACCCTGCAACGGCTCTAAACCACCTGTCAAGGCGTGTGAAGAGTATTATGTCAATCTCGTGTTTCTTGCAATCCTCAAGTAACTGCAAAAGGGCAGGGCGTTTTGTGTATTTTTTACGTGCAGATATGCCGGCATCGTTATAAATACCAGCAACCGTATATCCTTGCTCTTCACAATATTTTTCAAGCGCATCTATCTGCGAATCAACGGACAATCCACTGTTCTTCTGCTCTTGCGTGCTTACTCGCACGTATAAAGCGGCTCTTTTCATTTATTTTCCTTCCTGCCTTCGTACCTCCGGGGCGGGTGCTGCTAATTATAGCTGCTAAGCCTATCTATTAGCTTTTTTCTTCTTAGCTTCCCATTGTTTGGGATAATGTTCTGCGTACCATTCCAAAAACGGACCATGCAATTTTTCTTCCGCCTCTTTTCTTGCAGCAATAGCATCTTTTTTATTACTATAATAACCAAAAAAATAATTTTCTCCTTGAAACATCATTGCTGCATACCATTTCCTTTTTCGTTTGTTATAGTACACCCCTGTAGTTCCGGATGTATTATTTTTTCTGACTCCCTGTGTGAGATCGGTTACCAACGTACCCTCCACCAAATAGGGATTGTCGAAAAAACCTTTATGACATTTTCTACAGGAGCGAGTATTTCCGCTCTTCAAATTATTAGATTTTACGCTGACGACATTCCCGCAATCACATCTGCAAAGCCATTTTCCATCCTTGTCATAATCAATAACAGTTAGCAAGCCGAATCTTTGTCCGCGAATATCTTTTTTAAATTTTTGCCCGCATACTTGACACCTGGTAGTATCTTTTAAGTGCGAGCTACTCAGTATTTGCTCGCATCCGCATCGAATGCATTTGCACCGATACATTTTATTCCCGAGGTATTCGACAGCTTGCATATCGCCGCGGATTACCCCTACCAACGACCGTCTGGCCATTTTTATTTCCTCCTAAAAGATATATAAAACCTCTGCATCCTCTATGATAACCTCGTTGTCATCATTGCCCCAGTCATATCTATCCCCGCCAAGAAGAACGGCAGTTCCTGAATAAACTTTGCTTTTTTCTAATGCAATGAGCAATTTTTTTTCAATTTCTTCTTTATCATCTAAGGTGTCGATGTCTGTAAAATACGCACTCGTACCGTCTAATTCTCTGGAATCTGTCTCATATGATGACACATCATTTTCGATGTCCCAGTCGTAAGAATTGCGAGCGTAATCTCCGACTTTGTAAGATTCATCAGATGCGATGTGGCGAATTCCGAAGATTTCGTAGTTGCTATTTTTGATTACTTCTAAAACTTTTTCGTACATTTTTCTTCCTCCCTTTTAGTAAACTACACACTCTTTGGCTACAACTGCTCTAAGATTTTTAAGCTCAGATACCCATACTTTCTTGGCTGGATTCCATTTTGCATCAAAAATGTATTTGATGTGTTTTTTTACTTCAAAAGTTTCTCCAGATATTTCTCCGTTCTCAAGATTGATTGTTAAGTCGCGACCGCTAAACATAACGTCAACTACTTCTGGCATTTCCTTAGCTAATACTGCCTGCTTAGCTTCTCTCCACGCATCTTTTAAGCAAGCGCTGAAGCTCATTCTAGGATATCTTTTCTTTGTTTCCCATGCGTTTTTCATAATGTTTGATAAGTTGTATCTTTTAACTGTTTTTTTCATTTCTTTGTATCTCCTCTCTTGATTTAATCTCATTGTACACGATAATGTCTATTATGTCAAGAGAAAAATACACGAAAATGTATTATTTTTTATATTCCACGATGTCGCACACCTGACAGTCCAATTTCTCGCACAAATACATAATTGTATCTATGTTCACGTTTCTGTCGTGCCGCAACTTATTGACCAGTGCCGGGGAAAGATTAAAACTTTCCTTATCTAATAGGTTGGAACGCTTTAACCCTCTGCGTTCTAACGTGTCCCATAAATTACTATATGAGATACTACCTTTATATATGTTACTTCTTTTTCTTGCTCGTGTTTCCATTTAAAAAGCCTCCTTTAATCGTTATAAATATATAGTACATTATTTTGAAATAAATATCAAGAAAAAAATAATATATTTTCGTGTATTTTTTTCTTGACATAATAGTCACTATCGTGTATAATTGAATTAAATCAAGAGAGGAGATACAAAGAAATGAAGAAATATAATTTATCAAAAATCATGAAAAGAGCGTGGGAGTTAGTTAAAAAGGCAGGTCTTTGCATCTCCGAAGGATTAAAATTAGCATGGAAGGAAGCAAAGAACATGGAAGAAACAATGGAAGAAAAACTTCTCAGACTTGGTTATAAGGTGTGGGAGAAGGGCGACATGAAACGTATCTATATTAATGACTTTCAAAAATATTTGGAAGTTAAGGAAACTAACACACCCGAAACTATGGGACGTGGAAGAATCATTAATGGCATCTGCACAGATGAATATAAAAGCTTTGCACAGCGTCAAGCATTAAACCTTGTTGACTGGGGATTTGGAGCTAAATTGTATTACGACTGTAAAAAAGAAGACTGGTTTTGCAAGAATCCGGGAGGAAGTTTAATTAAAAAAATCCTCTGGACAGTTGCCGATAAATTAGAAGCGTTATAATAAATACCCGCCCGGCGGCGGAATCCGCCGGAGAAAGAAGGAAATATGACAACGAAAGAGAGAGAAGAGTACATAGAATTTATGTACAATTACAAAAATGAATATAACTGTGAAAATTGCCCGGAAAACAGAGGCGATTTTCCGCATGACAGATTACCTTGCGGAAAACAAAATTGCTGGGTAACCTGCCACTGTAAGGAAATGTAAATATTATTACCGCCCGGCGGCGAATTTCGCCGGAGAAAGAAAGACGAGGAGAAATTATCATGTTAGGAATTTTAAGAAAAGAATTAGTAGGAAATATAGTATCATTTTATGAATTAGACGAAATTATGACAGAGTTCGGGTGCCCTTCCGAACTGGACTGGATAAACGATGAGGGCGCGTGGGATGATGTTTTAAAGGATAAAAATATCTTTTATAAAGTTCCTGATTCTGACGACCATTTTTCAATTTCTTTCGAAATTGAAAGCGAGTACAATCTGGAGGAAGAAAGTGCAGATTGCACACTTGTTAATATCGTTAATATAGAGGTTCAGTAATTAAATTCCCGCCGCGGAGGTTACGAGGGCAGGGAGAATCAATGAAAGCAATAAAAATCATTTTAACACAAACTACAGCAAACTACAGACAACCCGAACAGATAAAATTAAGGAGCACATTTCCCCTCCCTCCAGTTTCAACAATATTAGGAGGGATTCACAAGGCGACAAGATGGGGGAAATACCATCCAATCCACATTGGTATAAAGGGGGAATATGGAGTCCTTTCACGGCGAACATATACAAACCAGTATGTTTATGACCGTATACAGTATGATAGAGGTTATTTTGTGCGTTTTACCGCCCCGAACGCCTTTTCAAATGCTTATGTTCAAATTGCGAAGCCCTTAATGGGTGGTGCGCTTGGAAAACGTAAATTAAGAACCGGAGAAGGTTTCGTAGTTTTTGAGAAAGAAATGTTGGATAATTTTTTCAGCATGAAAGACGAGCTAGAAAAAATAAACAATGAATTGAAAGAGCTGAAAACTGCTCGTATAAAAGAAACAAAGGGAAAGGGGCTAACGAGAGAAGAAAAGAGGCTTGCTCGAAAGCCTTACGATGAAAAAATTGAAAATTTAACTGTTCGAAAAGATGAGTTGAATTTTGAGTTAAGCCATTATCAGAGTTTTGAAAAAATTCCTATGATGGTGGATTTATTAAACGATATTAAACTAACATTGCATTTGGTGGCAAGTAGCCCGGAAGATTATCGGGACATCTTAGAGTGTATATATGATATAAAATCATTTGGACGTTCAGAAGATTTTATAAATGTCGAAACTGTTGAGGAGCTTGATTATTCCATCGCAGAAAGTGGAACAATCAAAGAATCTATTTACATACCTAAGAGTGAATGCAAGTTCTTTGAACGAGAAGGCGGCAAAAAAATGGGGGGTACTGTATACTATCTAAACGAACAATATCATATAAACGAAAGAAGGCAACGTATTTTTAACAAAATACCTTGCTTATATACAAGTAATGTAAATTTGAAAGAGCGAGGTGAGCACACATTTGTTGATGAAACGGGTGAGCTTTTCGTTTTGATCAACTAAACAAACAAAAAGGAGAGAAAAGAAATGAAAGAATGGAAATTTAATAAAAGAAGAAAATTAGACAGATTCTTAGCCACCTTGCCTGAGGACATGGTTTTTAAGTCCAATAATGAGTTCCGCATAAAAATGCCAAACGGATACATTAGTATTGGGTATTATTACCATACTTATCATGCATTTGGAGGACATCGTAATTCTGAATACAATACTATACAAGAAAACATAGATGCAGTAAAAGAACTTATTGACAAATACGGTAAAGGAGAGTAGGATATAGATAAGGTTTTTAATAGCTCCATTTTGGGATGTAAATGTTAGCTTAGTTTCGTACCTTAAAAACATTAATAGTTCCATTCTGGAAGGCAAAGCACTTGTTTTGACAGGTGCTTTTTTATTATTTTGAGGAAAAAGAAAAGAGAGAAGAATTGGTTCTTCCCTCTTGTTAGTTCTCCTATTAGTGGACTAACTATTTTAAATTAATAGTTACTTTCTTATCTGTCCAAAATGAAGCTCTATATTCTAAAATCACTTTCTTTGCGTCTTTTGGCACTTCATAGTATGCTGTAAAGCTTACATTCTTTCCTGGAGACAAATTAGTGTTAACAAAATCACTGTTTCCTATGTATTGCTGTTCACAAGCTGAATTATCCGCATAGCATTCGCAATCAGATACAGATACATATTTGTCACCTTTTTCTGCAATATTTTCACAAGTAAAATCTACGGCCACATATTCGCATCCATCTTTTGGAGTAAAATACTCTCCGGCATCATATCCAAATTCAGCCTTTTTAGCAGTTACTTTTAAACCGTCATTCTCAAAAGATTCACCAACCTTTACGCTGTCTTTCTCTTTTGTTTCTTCTTTTTTAGCAGTTTCTTTTTTAGCCGCTGTTGTTGCAGTGGTACTCTTTGAAGAATCAGTGGAAGAACTGTCATCGTCACCACCACCCATTGCCATACCTAAAACAGCCAGAACGATGATAATGATAATTACCCATTTTAACTTGCCGCCCTGTTTCTTCCGGCAATGAGGACACACTTTAGCTTTTGCGTCAATTTCTTCTTTGCAGTACTTGCAAACTTTAGTTTTTTCCTTGCTCATATTTTCTGCTCCTTTTTTATTATTACCATTTTGCAAATATTAGTAAAATGGTTTGTTGTAAATAAATTATACAATAAATAAAATGATTTGTCAGTATAAATATAAATAAATCTGCATATTTTCTTTAACAAAAACATAAAAATATTATAACAAAAACTCTTGATAAGTCAGAACGAATGTTCTATAATTAAGCGTGAGAGGATGTGAAGCGATGTATAAAGACAAATTAATTGAACTGATTGAAAATTGTAACGACGAACATTTTTGTAAATTTGTTTTTGCGTTTGCAAACAAATTAAAAAAGGAGTGGGGGTGCTAGTCCCCACACCTTAGTTATTCCTCTGTTATTCTGTCAATGTAGCCGTAAACTTTATATTTGCGGCTACATTCCATACGTAGTATTTTTTCTGCGTATCCTAATAACTCAAAGTCCATTGCTATCTCGGCAAGTAATTCGGCGTTTTCTACTGTTGCGTTTTCTTCCCAACCCATTAACTCTGGCTGACTAACACCTAAAGCTTTCGCAAACAGCTCAATTTTTGATTGTTGCAAATCAACTTCGCCTTTTTCGATTTTGGCAATAGATGAGCGGCTCGTGTACCCTGTTTTCTTTGCTAGTTCATCTTGAGACATTCCGATTTGTACACGACGTTCCTTGATGTTCTTGTATAATTGTATCATTTTTCCTCCTTTCTACGATTATCAATATAGCATAAGTGTGAAAATAAATCAACATTTTTATTTAAAAGTGTTGACACAAATTCAACAACGTGGTATAGTAAGAGCGTGAAAGGAAATCACGCAAACAAAAAAAGAAAGGGGTGATACCTTGGCAGACGTTAAGGCACTTAGAAAAAAGATAGAAGATTCTGGAATGAGTATTTCTTTCGTAGCTAGAAAAATGGGCATGACTAGAGAGTCTTTCTATAACAGAATGAATAAACCTGATTTTAGAGCTTCGGAAATTGTAGCATTAACAAATATTCTTAGGTTGACTAAGAAAGAAAGGGACGCTATTTTTTTTAATTAAAATGTTGAATTTAATTCAACAAGAAAGGGAGGTGACTAGATGGAAAATTTAATTCCTGTCAACTATGATGCGGAGCAGCCAACTGTTTCCGCGAGAGAACTTTATGCTGGGTTAGAAATTGGTACAAGATTTACCGACTGGTTCGCACGCATAACGAGATATGGATTTGAACTGAATCGGGATTATAAATTGGTTACTCAAAAAAGAGAAACCAATAATCCTAAGAATCCACTTACAGAATATACAGACTATCAAATTTCGGTTGACATGGCGAAACAGATTTGCATGATTCAGCGTTCGGAAAAAGGCAGATTGTACAGACAATATTTTCTTGACTTAGAAAAAGCATGGAACACGCCGGAACAAGTTTTTGCAAGAGCTTTGAGAATGGCTGACAAAACCATCGAATCTTTAAAAGCTGACAATGCAGTTTTGCTTGAAAACGTTGAGCGTATGCGACCGAAAGAAGTGTTTGCAGATGCCGTTTCAGCAAGTCAGACCTCAATTTTAATCGGTGAACTTGCGAAGCTGTTAAGACAGAATGGCATCGAAATTGGACAACGAAGATTGTTTTCTTGGATGCGTGAAAATGGCTTTCTCCTCAAACGTGGGTCAGGCAGAAACATGCCAACCCAGAAAGGTATGGAGCTTGGATTGTTTGAAATCAAGGAAGGCTCCTACATTAACGGAGCGGGTGAAAATATCATCACCAAGACAACTAAAGTCACGGGTAAAGGACAGCAATATTTTATTAATAAATTCTTGCAATGTCAGGAACTTACGAAAAGAGAGGAGTAAAAAAATGAATGAACCTCCGAGACCAGAGTATGTTGCTAGACTACTCTACACCCTTTTAGGACGACAGCAGGGCGTAGAGTATGACAAGGTGTTTTACACTGATAAAGACGGCGTAGAACACGAAGTAAAAAAGGAAGAGCCCTACCATTAAGCTCTTAACAAATAAAACATAACTAGATTTTACAAAAGACTTGGCGATTTGTCAAGATAGGAGGTAGACATGGCAGTAATGAGAATAAATAAAACGACAGACTACACCGTTATGTCGAATTATCATTTTAGAGAAAAGGGTATGTCTTTAAAAGCAAAAGGCTTACTGAGTCTTATGCTTAGTTTACCGGAAGACTGGGACTTTACGGTTAAAGGACTGGCAAATTTGAATAAAGACGGCGTAGACGGCGTAAGAGCCGCATTAGAAGAGTTAAAAGCGTTCGGATACCTGAAAGTGACTCGTGAGAGAAACGAAAAAGGACAGGTAAGCGGTACAGTTTACGACATTTACGAAAAGCCAACACAGGAAAAACCTGTATTGGAAGAACCTAAAGAGGAAAAGCCTATATTGGAAAAACCAACACAGGAAAAACCTATACAGGAAAATCCAACGCAATTAAATACTAAAGGAATAAAATACTTAAATAATAAAATACTTAAGGAATCAAGTACTAAAGGAATAAAAGAGAGTGTGCGTGCGAAAAAAGAACCGGAACAGTATTTCGAGGATGAAGAACTTAACTGTAAGTTTTTGGAATTCCTTGCTATGCGTAAGAAAATCAGAAAACCAGTAAGAACAGACAGAGCCTTGAAAGCTTTGCTCAAAAAATTGCACGAGTTGTCCGGCGGAGATTTGGAAACGATGAAAAAAATCATAGACCAGTCATTGGACAAGGAGTGGTTAGGATTCTTTGAGCTGAAAACAGGCAACGACAGCACGAAGAACATTAATGACCGGTTGTACGGAGATATACAGCACTGGGCAGCACAGAAAGAACAGGAGGGAGGCGGAATGTATGACGATTTCGGAGTTTTCTAAAATCGTAGCCGCACTAAAGACCGTTTACACGGCTCAGGGATTTGTTTCCAACGAGCCCGCCTTGGATATGTGGTACCGCTTGGTAGGCAAAAATAACGACTACCAGACAATAAGCGTAGCGGCGCAGATGTACATGACAACTGGAAAGTTTCCACCGACACCGGCAGACATTCTGGAGTGTGCCAGTAAGCTTAAGGCAGAAAGCAGCTATCTGAGTGAGCAGGAAGCATGGGCGACAGTATCAAAGGCGTGCAGTAATGGGATTTACGGCTACAGAGAGGAGTTTGACAAACTGCCCCCTACGTTGCAAAAGGCGGTAGGAACGCCACAGACGCTCCATGACTGGGCGGTAGTAGATTCAGCGGACTTTCAGACGGTCATACAGTCAAACTTCCTCAGAAGCTACAGAGCGGCGTTAGAAGCGCAAAAGGAGATAGACAAGTACCCACCAAAACTCCGAGAAATGATAAGAGCGGCGGGAGCGATAGAGCGAAAAGAAACAGTGCCGGAACTACCCACACTGGGAGAAATAGTTGGGCGGTTAGAGCAGGATAATAAAAATTATCCCCCGGAACAATGTAGTGGAGCGTTGGGGGATTGGATAGCAGAAAAGAAGGAGAGATTGGGTTATGAATAACACAATGATTAGCGTAAACGGCTTTGCGAAAAGAGAGTATGAGGACGTCTTAGAGAAAAAAGGTGTGATTCCTGCAAGTGTTGTAATCACAGTCGAGGACAAGGCGATTGCAAGAGCTATTTTAGAGCTATTTAAAGACAAGGTACAAAAAACAGGCGTTTTGCGGATGAAAGAAATTGAAGCTTTTGCCCGCGGCTACAACGAATTGAGCAAAAGCATTGAAACGGCATGGGGAGAAGAAAGCGAGGAGAAATATGGCGGAGCGGTACGTTGACCCAGTCAGGGAATACCTAAAAAGACAGCACCTTGAGGCGGAATATGAGTGTAGAACAGCACACAAAGCAATCAAGCGAGGTGCGGCAAACTACAACGAATACGAGAGATATGAGGAGGAAGAAGAACAATGACATTATACGAGATTGACAGCGCAATCATGGATTGTGTAGACGAGGAGACAGGAGAAATTATTGACCTCGAAAAACTTGAGGCTCTCAACATCGAGAGAGACAAAAAGGTGGAGGGAATCGCGCTGGCGGTAAAGAATTATGCCGCAGAAGCAAAGGCAATCAAAGAGGAGGAAGAAAAGCTTGCGAAACGCCGTAGAAGTTGCGAGAACGCCGCACAGAGGTGCAAGGACTATCTGTCCCATGCTCTTGACGGTGAAAAGCTCAAGACGGCAAGAGTCAGCGTGTCATACAGAAACAGCGAGTCTGTGACTATTGACGACTTAGGCAGTCTGGCAGAGGAATACATCAGGATTCCAGAGCCACAGGCGGACAAGACAGCGATTAAAAAGGCGATTAAAGCCGGGAAAGAGGTCGCAGGGGCGCATCTTGAGACATCAAAGAGTGTGATTGTGAGGTAAAAAAGATGGGAGATATTCACAAAAAGTTGCAAAAAATTCAGTGCCGTCTCAAAACACCTAAGTCTCGATGGAGCAAATTCGGGAAATATTGGTACCGTAGTCTGGAAGATATTTACGAAGCGGCAAAGCCGTTACTAGACGAACAAGGATTGCTTTTGATTCTGGAAGATAAAATTGTCATAATAGGCGGCAGAATCTATGTCAAAGCAACAGCGATTTTACAAGATGTAGAAGACGGAGGAGTGATTAGCACCACTGCATACGCCAGAGAAGAAGAAACCAGAAAGGGGATGGATTCCTCGCAGATCACGGGAGCAACGTCAAGCTATGCTAGGAAATACGCATTAAGCAGTTTGTTTCTCCTGGATGATAGTAAAGACGCGGATACAGACGAATACAAAGGAAATGAGACTGTATCAGAACAGGAGGCAAAAAAATTATGCAGCCTGATGCGAAAGAAAGGCATGACAGAACAGGAAATCACAGAATGGGGGAACAACATGGGACTGAAATCATTTTATGAAATTACACGCAGACAGTATGTTGAAACCTTGAAAGTACTGGGATTGGAATAGCATGGATTTAACTGGAAAAATAAAAAACTTAGCAGTGGATTATTTTAGCAAAAAGATAACAGTTACCCTGGAAATCAACGAGGCGGAGCGGTTTATAAAGGGCGTGGACGAGCTAAAAAAGCTGGAAAAGCTGTCCGTAATAATTAAACCGTTCCGCAAGAAAAGAAGCTTGTCGGCAAACGCCTATTTCCACGTCCTAGTCACCAAAATAGCGGAGAAAGTCGGCACGAGCAAGGCAGAAGCCAAAAATTTGATGATAGGCAGATACGGACAGCCGGAGCTGATAAAAGGAGACATAGCAGTTTTAAAAACCAATGTTCCGACCGATATCATGTACAAAAAAGAGGACGTTCACACGGTTGCGATAGGACGGCGGTTAGAAAAAGGCAAAGAGGTAGTGTTTTACAGGCTCATGCGAGGTTCACACACCTACGACAGCCGGGAAATGAGTGAGTTAATCAAAGGCACGATACAGGAAGCGGAAGATTTAGGAATTGAAACGCTAACACCAAGAGAATTGGAACAAATACTAGGAAAATGGAAGCCAAGAAAGGAAGAAGAAAAATGAAAAAATTTGAATTAACAACAGAATTTATCACAAATGCGTTTGGAAAAAAATTATTCAGAATTAAAGCGCTGGTTGAATTTGGAGACGTGAAAGCTGGAGAACTTGGAGGATATGTAGAGAAAGAAGAAAATGTATCGCAAGACGGCGATGCGTGGGTTTCCGGCAATGCAGAGGTTTCCGGAGATGCAAAGGTGCGTGACAATGCAGAAGTGTCCGGAGATGCAAAGGTGCGTGACAATGCAGAAGTGTCCGGAGATGCAGAGGTGCGTGACAATGCAGAAGTGTCCGGAGATTCAGAGGTGCGTGACAATGCAGA